TGCCGAACAGGTAGAAGGTCTCGACCAGGTCGTTGCCGTCCTCGGTCTTGTACTTGCCGAACTCCTTCGCGCCGGCCTTGGCGACCTTCACGATCTCGCTGTCCTTGCTGTGCGTGCCGACGATGCCGCCGCCCTGATCGCGGGGCACCCACTCGACGAACACGTGCTGCGTGATCGCGGGCACGAACACGAAGTCCTCGTGCAGCTCCTGCGTCACGCTGTTGATGAACATGCCAGCCTTGGCGCCCTCGACGCCGTCGGGCTGGACCTCGGGGCTCATGGCCTGCAGGAGGTTCATGAACGGGATCGCGATGTCGTCCTGGCTTTGGTTTTCGAAACCGTCGCCCTCGAACTCCGCGTACCCCTCGAACGCCGTGACGGCGGTCGTCTTCTCCTCGGCCTTCGCCGGGACGTTGCTGGTCTTCTTGGTAGCCATGTGGCTTGCTCCTTGGTGGTGGCCTCTCGGCCGGTTGTGCTGCCTCACGCAGCCTTTCCGGGGCGAGGCCCCGGTGTGGATTGATTAGAAGCCCAGGACCTCGCGGACGAAGTCCTCGTCGTCCTCGTCTCGGGCGTGCAGGTAGAACTTCAGCGCCTGCTCCCGGTCGCCGGCAGCGATCTGGACGTACCGATTGAACTCGCGCTCGATGGTCGCGATCGTGTCACGCTCCTCCTGGGCCTTGGCCCGGATGGCGTGGATCTCCTCGGCGACCGCGTTCCGCTCGGACAGGATCCGCTCGTACTCCTTGCGGTCCCGGTCGTAGCGCTCCTTCGCCTCCTTGTGCTCGGCGATGGCCGCGCGGTGCTTGTCGTAGTGCTCCGGCGTCCAGTACCGGGACTCGCGCACGGACTCCATGTCGTGCTCCTTGTCGGAGAACTTCACGCCCTGCGGGCCGCTGTAGCTGTACCCGCCGGACAGGTAGTAGGTCTCCAGGTACGGCAGGCTGTTGATCAGGTCGCAGACCTTCTGGGCGTCGGCCTCGTCGCGGAAGATCTTGCCGCCGGCGTTGTAGACGGTGACGTCAGGCCCGGCCTGAACCTCGGCCGGCACGGTCGGGCTCTCGGGCAGCAGAGCGACGCCTCGGAAGGCACACTCCAGATCGACCAGCTGCTCGATCTCCTCGCTAGTCATCTCCAGCAGCTCGCTGGGCTCGTAGTCGTCGAATCGCTTCATGGGGTCCTCCTTCAGACCTTGATCTTGCTGACTCGCTGGCGGTGGATGGAGAACAGCTCCTCGGGGATCTCCTGTCCCTCGCTCAGCATCTCGCGGGCGAAGCGGCAGAGCGTCTGCCAGTGGACGTTGCTCTCGTCCTCGACCGGCAGGTCGCCCAGCGCCTCGATGGCCTGCTCGGCCTGCTCGTCCTCGCCCATCCCGAACTGGACCTTGACGATGCGCTTGATGATGGCCGAATGGCCGTTGTCCCGCAGCCACTGGAAGGCCTGGGCCTTGTTGGCGGCGAGGATGCTGGCCCGGATGTCTTCCTTCACGGAGACCTTCAGGCCGTTGGACGTGGTGAAGGTCTCGATGCCCAGCTCCTCCATCAGCTCGGGGATCGCGACCTCCGCCGTTTCGCGAAGCTCGTCCTTGCGCTTCTCCAGCTCGGCCTCGGCAGCGGCGACGGCCTTCTGCCGTTCCAGCTGCTCCTCGGCCAACCGAGAGAGCTGCGCCAGGCCGTCTTCGCTCTGCGGCTGGACGTGTTCAGAATAGTCGTGGCTCATATCCACTCCTTCAGCTCATCGCCGGTCAATTCGCTGGCGATGTCCTTCTTGGTGCGGAGAGCGCGGACGATGTGCTCATCCACGGTCCCCGGCGCGATCAGGTCGATGTAGACGACCTGGTTGTCCTGGCCGATGCGATGCGCGCGATCCTCGCTCTGCAGGCGGTCGGTCAGCTTGAACGAATTGCTCGCATAGATCACCGTGCGAGCGCGGTGCAGCGTGAGCCCAGTGGCGGCTGCCGCCGGGTTGCCCACGAAGAACTGGACGTCGCCGGCCTGGAAACGCTCCTTGGCCTTCTGGCGATCGTCGTCGGACACGGCCCCGTCGTACCGCACAGCGCGGTCCCCGAGGCGTTCCATGATCAGGTCGATGTCGCGGCGGAAGCGGCCCCAGATGATGGCCGAGTGACCGAGGCCGTCGCAGATCTCCTCCAGCAGGTCGAGCCGGGGATTGTTGCCGCCGAACGTCTCGAACGCCGGCGTGCCCTCGTCGGTCGGCACGAAGCCGCAGGTGATCTGCTGCAGGCGCAGGATGCGGGTCAGCACGAGCGCTGCGGTCACGGTGTCGCCGCTGTCGAGCAGCGCGATGGCCTGGTTCTTGATCTCGCTGTAGACGCGCTTCTGCTCGGGCGTCAGCTCGAAGAACCGGCGCTGGTAGAGCTTGGGCGGCAGGTCGAGCACGACGTCCTTGGTGACGCGCGACGTCACGGGGTCGATCATGCCCTTGAGCTGGTCGAGGCGGCGGAAGCCGACGCACTGGTCGAACTCGCGGCCTGTCGAGCCGTTGTAGCCCTTGCGGAAGATGCCGAAGTGCGCCTTGAACGTGGAGAACACGCCGAAGCCGTGCTGCTTCCAGTAGTCGGCGTCGAGGCAGCGCAGCTGGCTGTAGGCGTCGAAGGGGCTGTTGGCGATCGGCGTGCCGGTCAGGATGCGGCGGTACTTGGCCTTCTTCGCCAGCGCGACGGCGCGCTTGGTCCGCTTGGCGCCGGGAGTCTTGAGGTAGTGGCTCTCGTCGAACACCAGCAGCACGTCGTGGTTGGTGAACATCTGGCCGAGCGCCTTGAGGCCCGCCTCGGTGAGCAGCGCCTCGTAGTTCATCGTGAGGATGCGCAGGCCGTTGTGGTTCACGACGTCGGCCAGCTGCCGGCGGTGCGCGATGGTCTTCGTGCGCTTCGACTCCCAGAACATCATGCGCGTGGTGGGCGCGTGCCTCTTGGGCATGTGAACCGGGATCTCGTCCGTGATCCAGTTGCGGTGGACACCGTTGGGCGCCACGACCACGATGGTGTCGATCTCGCCCTGCTCGTACAGGAAGGCGGCCGTGTCGATGATCGCCTTGGTCTTGCCCGTGCCCTGCTCCCAGAACAGGCCATACGCCGGCCAGTCGGCCGTCTTCAGGAAGGTGACCTTCTGGTGGGAGAATGGCTTGGTCTCGAACTCGTAGTGGTCAGCTGTCATCGCCAAATCCCCATCAGCCGCCTGAACTCGTCCTTGATCTCGGCGCGGCCTTCGCTCTTGCCCTGCGCGTAGAAGTGGTTGGCGATCTCGCAGATCTGACGAATCACGTCCGGCGAGTCCTCGGCCAACCGAATCCGGAACCACTCGTGGAACTGGCGCTGATCATCGTCCTCGATGATGAAGCTCCCGTCCCGGCAAGTCCGGACGAGCACGCTGTCGATGTCGATCTTGGGCATGGTGTGCTGGGCTCCTCGTGGTTGAGACACAAGCATAGCAAACGATGCGGCCTGGTGTCAACGACTATTTTTGCGGGCCTTCCACCCGCTCGCGACGTCGCTGTTGTTTCAGGTCCGGTTGGCCGAAAGCCCCGTGGCCTTCGCTGATTCCCCCGGTGCCTGAGCGTGGCGGTACGAGCGTCGTCTGAACCGCGATCCGTTACTCAGCCCGCCAGGCGCCGCCGTACATCGTGACGATCGCGCGCTTGCCGTTCTGGTAGGTGATGATGTGGCTGTGCGTCCAGCTGCTGGGCCCGCTGTTGTAGCCCAGGTCGAGCTTGCTGCTCGTGCCGGCCACGAAGACGCCTTCCATGATCTGCGCCTGGTGGGTGTGGCCGATGTTGGCCTTGCGGCCCATCTTCGAGAAGCCGAGGGCCGAGCCCTTGGTCCCGTTGGCCCCGTCGTGGCCGTGCATCCCGCACTCGATGCCGCCGGAGCGGTCGCGGCACAGGATGTAGCTCTCGTCGGTGCGCAGGAACTGGACCTTGCGGTCAGTGCCCAGCTGCTGCATCACCCACTCCAGCAGGTGGAAGTTCTCTTCCTGCCGGGCGATCGACTCGTAGACGCGCGCCTGGCACTTCAGGAAGATGATGGCGTTGGTCGGGTCGTTGCGGTAGTCCGCCTCCCGGAGCCAGCGCAGCAGGGCGTTGTCGTGGTTGCTCTGGACGACCACGACCTTGCAGCCCTCGCGCTGCATGGACTGCACCAGCTCGACGCAGCCCTCGATCTCCTCCTGGACGTTGTCCAGGCCGGTGACGTACTTCTGGAAGTTCAGGTGGCAGTTCCGCGTGTCGTGGTGGTTGCGGGCCCGGAAGTCCAGCAGGTCGTGCAGATGGACCTCGTGTGGTTGCAGCGCGTCGATCATGCCGCCGGGGCCCCAGCCAAGCTCGGCCACTCCAGGGTCGACCTGCGCGGCGTGGACGTCACCGAACGTGATCGCCTTCACCTTGTGGCCGCTGGTGACCTCGCCGTCCTTCGCGCAGAGGTCCAGGTCGTAGATCGTCCCGTCCTTGCCCGAGGCGTTGAGCTGCCGGCAGAACCAGTTGCCGTTGCTGTTCACCTCGACCAGCAGGGCGCCGTAGGTGTGATGGAACTCGGCCTTGAGGCCGGCCTTCCGCTGGATGTAGTTGCGCAGCGTGACCGTGCCGGTCGTGTAGAGGAGCTTGGTGCCCTCGTTCTTGCCGGAGGCCACGGACTCCATCGCGATCTTCGTGTGAGGGAAGATGGCGCTCGCTCGGCCGGTGTAGCCCTCCAGTCCGCTCAGAGGGCGCACAGCCGTGGGGCTGATGTTGCTCTCCCCGCAGAACACGAGGCCAGGCGCCAGCTCGACGCGCTCATCGCAGAAGTGCTCGGCCAGCTCGTCGTCGTACCACAGATCCTCGCGCTTCCGGGCCGTGCCCGGCTTCACGTTCTTCTGCTGGGCCCAGGCGGACACGTTGTACGCGAACCGGCTGATCAGGATCTCGGCGTTCATGTGCTCGGCCAGCGCGACCAGGTTGGTCCACGCTGCGGCATGGTGATGCGTGTTGTTCTGAGCGCAGGTCAGGATGTACCTGCGGACCTCGCCCTTCTTGGGCAGTGGCATCTTGCGGGCCTGGGTCGCTTCGAGATCGCCACCGACGATGGGCAGCGGTGTCGCACCGAGCTTGCGCTGGTAGAGGCGAACCGTGGAGCGTGGCCAGCCCAGCTCGCGGGCGACGGCTCTCCAGGACTGCAAACGCTCGTAGGCCTCGCGGACCATCTCAAGTCGGCCCGCGATCTCCTCGGGGCTACGGTTTGCTGAGGACACTCTTGACTCCGATCCAGAGGGCTGCGAGGAGGCCGGTCGTCAGGATCGCGATGAGGGTCATCATCCCCTTCGATCGCACCGCTGTGACGGACCTTCTCCAGTCTCTCAGGGTTTGGAAGTCGCGTTGCATCTCGATCGGGTCGGCAGCGTCGATGCCCATCGAGGTCAACGTCTCCTTCACGGTCTTGCGCACGACCTGGTCGATCTCGTCGCGCGTCAGGTACTGATGGTGCAGCTCGTAGAGCGGGCATTCCCGGTAGTCATCACGGGGAGCCATAGTATGCCAACCTCCATGCGGCCTCACGGATCCATCGCAGAATCTCGGCCAGGTTCTGAGCTAACAGCTCAAACTGCTCCTCACTCAGGGCGATCATCGGGCCGCTCGGTGTCTCCACCACCGCCCAGTCCACCGCCACCAGGTCCACCGGCTCCGGTTCCGGAAGCGGGGGCTTCGCCGGGGGTCTCTCCACTTCCACCGTGTCCACGTTGATCGGTGGCGGCGTGTATGAGGCGCCACAGCCGATCAGTGGTAGCATCAGCGACAGAATCAACAGCGGCAGGAGACATCTCGGAGAAGTCCAGCTCCGCGAAGAGTTGACGTAGGCGGCGGGTCTCAGCACGGGCTTCATTCGCTTCCTCCTGCATCTCCTCGACTCGTTCGAGGAGTTGGGCCTGGGAAAGCTCCCAGTCCCCGATGACGCCCCTCAAGTCTCGCACAGCAGCCCGTTCGGTGTCAAGGCCTAATCGCAGCGTGGACGTCTCCGCCTGCAGCGTCTGGACCTCGGACAGGAGGCCGGTGTAGTGCCGATACCCAAGGAACAAGATAGTTACGATGACCAGGCCGGACAACCCGGCCACGGCCCACTTCGAGCGTAGGAATCCGAGGGCAGCCATCACTTGTCCTTCCGGTTCTTGTCGTCCCAGACGGCCCCGAACACGTAGGTGCCCACGATGCCGGCGATCGTCCCGAAACTGAAGCTGATGGCCGATCCGGCCACAGGCACCTCGGGCTTGACCAGCAGGGCCAGCAGGATGACGGCCATGCAGAACGCGGTCACGATGAACATGAAGCGCCTGCGGATCGTCCAGGAATGAGGCGGTGGGATGAAGCTCATGACATTCTCCTAAGTGCTCGGGTCGATGACGCCGTAGCCGACCTCGGAAGTCGGCCCGGTGATCGCCAGGTAGTAGAGGCCGTCCGGGAGCGTGCCCTGCCAGCGCAGCTCGACGCTGTCGGACGCCGTGACGGCCAGCGTGCCGTTCGTGTTGCCGGCCGAGATGACGGTCGCCCAGGAGCCGCTGTTGATCCTGGCCTCGACGCGGCCGGAGCCGTTCAGCGCCGTCACCAGGTCGAAGTTGTAGGTCCCGGTCTCGCCGTAGGTCACGGCCGAGTAGGAGGTCGAGCCGATGCCGCCGTGGGTCAGGTCGTCGTTCGACGTCAGCGTGCTGGAGATCTCCATCTCGTGCTCCATCGGGTTCGACGTCCGCCGGGCCGAGGCGACCCAGTGCGTGGCCTCGACGACCAGCTTCGCGTCGGTCGGGATGGACTGGTTCCCGCCGACCGCCAGGATGATCTCGTTCCGCTCGATCACCAGCTCGGGCTCGTCGTCATCGTCGTCGATCGTGAAGGGGCCGACGGTGATGTCCTCGACGCCTGGGCCCAGGACGAGCGAGAACTCGAACTGCGGGTCATCGCCGGTCCAATCGCCGGAGACGGTGGCGTCGGCCGTGATCTGGTCCACTCGCCAGTCGCGGGCCGTGGCCGAAGCCTTCACGCCGTAGGCGTCCAGCCCGGTGCGGCCGGTCTCGGTCGTGTAGGACGTGTCGATCGAGACGGCGGTCTTGTCGGCGTAGACGCCGTTCAGGATTGGGTCTCGCGGCGGGAGCGGGGCCAGGTAGACGTCCACCAGGGAGACGTCGATCTCCGGGGTCTCCACTTCCGTCGTCTCCTCGCCCACGCCGTTGACGCCACGGAGCTGAACGGTCAGCTCGTCATGGGACGACGGCCAGCTGGAGGGGTTGCTCAGGGCTCCGCCCAGGGAGATGAACCAGACGGTCGAGGTCGAGGCGTGCTCGGCCGGCGCCGAGTTCAGCAGACCTCTGTAGATGCGGTGCAGGCGGATCTGGCCGCCACCGAGGTCCTCGGCCTCCTCGTAGCCGATGAACTCACCGTCGATGTAGACCAGCGTCTGACCACCGTCGACGGCATCACTGGTCCCGTCGAGCAGTGCGCTATCCAGGGTATCGACCTCGTTGATCGTGATCGTGTAGCTCGTGTCCGGCCGCGCGGCAGTGGTGCCGTAGGCCGCGAGGTCCGCGTTCAGCGTGCCCGTCCGGACCAGGCGGTAGATCGGGGCGTTCGCCGTGTAGCCACCGCCGGGGGGCGAGGAGGTGCCGCTCTCGATGTAGGAGCGGAGGCTCGTCGTCCCGTCGCCAGGGTTGCGCGCGCTCATCCAGATGCGCGGATGGTAGATCGAGCCGCCGGCCAGGACGATCAGTTGCCGGGGCGCCTCGAAGATCAGCGTGTTGCCGACCGTGGCGAAGGCGGGCGCGTTCGTGGGCTCGTCCCAGCCGGTGCCGGTCGGATCGCCGTAGACCGCCGTCTCGGTGGAGAAGATGTCCTGGATGGCGTCGATGGTGATCTTCGAGTCGCCGGGGGCGCCGTAGTTGATCTTCGACACGCGCATCACAAGGTCGGCGATCCCCAGGCGGTTCCAGGAGAACTTGAACAGGGAACCCGGCGCGGCGTTCCACATGCCACGGTTGACGGTGATCTTGCACTTCGCCAGAGGGTAGGACATCGCCTTCAGGTCACGCCAGGCGAGCGTGTTCGCAAGGGTCGCACCCCGGACGCCGGGGTAGCGCACGTCACTCTGGACGGTGGCGCCCTGGATCTCCATGTTCGCCGGATCCTGGGCGAAGGCGTAGGTCTCGTTGTAGTCCTTGTCGCGGTCGACGTAGGAGACGCGCACCTGGTTCGTGGTCTCCTCCCAGGTCTGCCTGGTGAACTCCTTCAGCTCCAGGATGTTCGTCTCGTCGAGAGTCGTCAGCGTGCCCACGGTGTAGTCGTCACGCGCCAGGCGTACCCGCCACTGCCCCTGGCCACGGTCGAAGTAGAGCGAGCCGTCGATCTGCCGCTGAATCTCGTCGATGATGTCGGTCAGCTGGGTGGCGTTGTCGACGACCATCGAGAAGCCGTTGCCCTCGTCGTGCAGGGTTTCAGCGGCAGCCTGGAAGTTGCTGGTGTCGATGTCGCTGCTGTCGATCGAGAGCCCCCAGTCCGTGTCCGTCAGGATCTCGTAGAGGACGTTCATCGGGTTGCAGTCACCAGCCGTCGGCTGGGAGCCGCCAGCGCCGATCACCGACTCAAGGTTCAGCCCGTCGGGGATCCGCTTCACCTCGAAGAACCACGGCGCGACGTTGTTCGAGTTGCCGATCCAGCCCTGCCGGAAGACGACGTGGCAGAGCCCACGATAGGCCGGCAGCGGGTCGGAGATCTGGCCGTCGAGGTACGAGTTGACGGTCGACGTGAGCGTGCCACGGTAGAAGTCGCACGTTCCGACCAGGCCGCCGGAGCCGTGCTCCTCGCCGCCGTAGTGGTTGGGCCGGTTGATGCCGAAAGAGGTATCGGTCGCGAGGGTGGACGAGTAGACGTTCTTCTCGTTGTTCCAGACGCCCTCCAGCGAGTCGACCGGGCCCAAGCAGAGCGCGAAGTGCATCCCGACGAAATAGCGGTAGTGGGTGATCACGGTCTCGGACGAGAACAGGCCGGTGCTGACCTCCTCGGTCTGGGCTTCCTTGTAGAAGTCCCCGTACCAGATGACGTTCGGCGCCTTCAGCTTGACCTGGCCCCAGACCAGCGGAACCGCGCGGCCCTCGGTCACGGTCGGGAACTGGAAGTCGCCCAGCGCCGCCGGGCGGGCGTCCTCGAACTTGGGCTTCGGCCGGATGATCTCGAAGGCGACGGTCGTCACGGCCCAGACTAGGAGAGCGAACCAGAACATGATCTACTCCAGACCGGCCGAGAAGAGGTCCTTCTCAGGCACGAAGGGAAAGCCACCGAAGTTGATGATGTTCGAGAACTTGGAGTTGCAGGTCGCCGCCTCGTGGTCGCAGCCAGCGAAGACGGTCACGGTCTCGCCGAGCGGGCTCTCGGGGAAGGGCAGGCGCAGCGTCAGGACGTTGCCCGTGTGATCGGTCACCAGCCGGCGCTCGTTGCCCCAGGCGACTACTCCACCACGAGCCCAGTCGTCGCCCTCGGTGCCGATGCCATTCACGGTGATGGTGGCGCCGGAGACGGCGGTCACCTCATCCTCGTACTTGTACGAGTCCGGATTGACCTGGCAGAAGCTGTCGTAGAGCGTGTGGTTGCACAGGCCCTGGAACTTGCGGTTCGGGCACGGCCGCGACAGTGCAGACTCGGACGAGACGGAGAACAGCCGGCAGAGGGCGCCCTGCTTCTCATACTTGGCCGAGACGATCCGGCCGACCCAGAGGACGATCCCGTTCGGGGAGTCGTCGCGGTGGAAGCGCAGGATGCGGACGTTCACGCGCTCAGCCGGGACGATGCCGACGTAGCGCGCGGCGATCACGTTGTCGGACGGGAGGACGATCTCCATCTGCTGCCGGCCGCTGTCGCTGGAGGACAGGGTCGGCGCCGTCCGGATGATCGGCTCGCTCGTGTAGGTGTTTGCCGAGTAGGTGATGTCATCCTCGGCGTTCGTGTAGCGGTAGGTGGTCGTGCCAATCTCGAACTCGAACAGTTCGATCGGTCGCCCACTCTCCACACTGGTTTCGTTGGTATCGAAAGCCATTCTAGGGTGCTCCTCGGACGTTCATGGTGATCTGGGCGTCTCCAGGATAGCGATGGACAAACTGGACGGTGTCATCCGCGATGCGGACCAGTTGCAGCAGTGAGATCCGCACGATCTCGTCAAGCGCCACGTCAGCGGTCCACTGCGAGTCGACCGTCAGCACCTCGGTCTGCGAGTCGACCACCTGGGCGTCGGTGATCTGGCGCGTCAGGATGGTGCCGTCGTCCAGCTCGATCCAGACGGACTTGAAGGGCTCGACGCCGTCGATGTAGTCGGTGTAGCCGATGTTCTCGATCCGCAGGTCGGTCGAGCTGGTGGCCAGGCCCTCGGTCGGGATCAGGTCGAAGCTGAAGGTCGGCAGGTAGAAGGACACCTGCGAACCGCGAAGCGCGTGGACCAGGCGGCGAGTCTCCCAGATCGCCTGCCGCGAGCCGCCGTAGAATCCCTTCTGCGTGACCGGGACGGACGAGTTCCAGTCGGAGAACTGCGAGAAGGGGCCGACCTCGCTGTCGTGGGTGTAGATCTTCCGGAACAGGCCGTCAGGCACCAGCCCATCGGCCACGTTGGACCCATCGAGCATGACCTTCGAGTTGTGCGTCGAGAACGGCGTCGTATCGCCGAAAGAGTCGCCCACGTCGTTGTCGCGGACCAGCCAGTTCAGCCGGACTTCACGCAGGGCGTTCAGGTAGCGCTGAATCGGAATGTCCTGCCCAAGCTGGGCGACGCGCAGAGGCATCACCAGCGTCTCACCGGCCGTGTAGCTACTGGAAAGCGGCGAGGTCAGGTCGAGGCTGTTCGCGTTGACGGTGTCGATCTGGACGGCGTCGAAGGTCATCGGGTCCTTCCAGATGATCATCAGGCCGTCCTCGCGGTAGTCCGCGTAGTCGGTGTCGATGGAGACGGACGTCGCGCCGGAGGCCACGTCGGCCTGCAAGACCTGGGCCTCCCACCAGATCGGCACGCCGAAGACGCGCTGGTGCCAGCCCTTCAAGAGGGATGCCATCAGTCTCTGCTCGTCGCCGTCGGGGATGCGGACGGTCATCTCGATGTTCTGCCGGGGGTTCTTCCGCCAGGCGATGCGCTGCTCGGTGCCGTCGGTCGCGGTCAGGATGTCGGTCTTCCACTCCAGCGTCTCGACGATGCCGATCTCGGGCTCCCAGGCGAACATGACGACGCGCGAGCCGCTGATCGGGATGGCGAAGGAGGCAGGGTCAGTCACGACGTTGATGTTGCCCAGAATGGTCGGAGGACCGTCCACGGAGATGACGACGTCGAAGACGACGCCGGTCTGCGTCCCCAGCTCGGTCGGGAGGCTGGGCAGGCCGTCGAAGGTGATCCCGCCGCCGGCGTTGTTGGTGACCGAGGTCAGCGTCTGGCTCTCCCGGCGGTAGGAGTTGTAGATCTCGACCTCTTGGGTGACCGTCGTCAGGATGTTGCCCAGCTCGATCGCCTCGGGCGTGTAGTGGATCAGCTCGAACCAGAACTGGCCAGGACCAGAGTCGAACTCGAACGTCGAATGGTCGGTGAACGGCGTCGGCTCGCTTGGCGCGTCCTCGAAGCTGCCGGCGTCCGGAATGTTGACCGGCAAGACGGCCCCGAACTCGTCAGCCACTGCGGCGCCGTTGACGCCGCCGGCCAGGGCCGAAAGCTCAATCCCCCCGATCGAAGTGTTCCCGACGTAGTCAGCCATCAGGTCACCTTCTTGTAGGCCACGCCAGCGTTCCAGCTTTCCTGCTCGTCGTCCTGCTCGTAGCGCTTCCGGACCCACGGGAAGACCATCCAGGTGTCGGTGCCGACGGTGATCTCCTGACCGGGCGTGAAGGCGTGCATGTTCACGATGCCGATGTCGGCCATCTCGCCCATGAAGGCGTAGGTGTCGGGGGCGGCGGCCTGGTCGAAGTCCCAGACCTGGACCGGCGTGATCAGCTTCAGGGCGGTGCCCTCGGTGTAGCGGATGGTCGAGAGGTAGTAGGCCAGGCCGCAGCGGGACGTGCCGATGAAGACGCCGCGCTGCTCCCCCGCTCGATCTTGGCCCCCGTTCGCTCGGGACGTGTTGCCGAAGACGACCCACTTCTCGTCGACGTCCTGCCAGGACAGGTCCTCGACGTGCATCGTGCCCATGTCGGCGACGGAGGAGCCCAGGCCGTCCAGCAGGAACTGGTGCGCTGAGCTGGTGGGGCTGTCCAGGGCGAAGGTGGCGAGGATGTGCCCGTAGACGAACTCACCGCCAGTCCAGGTCCCGAACTTCTTGATGTTGCCGAAGCCGAAGTGGCGGTAGACGCCGGAGGAGACCTCGACCACGACGTAGATGTAGGGCTCATCGCCCTCGCCGGCGAAGAAGTGGTAGGCGGTGTAGGGCCCAGCGCTGCCGAACGTCACGCGGCGCCCGGTGCTGACCACGCCGCCGGTGTCACCGTTGCCGCTGTCGTCGGGCATCTGGTGCGCGGCCGTGCTGGTAGTCCAGCCGAGGCTCTGGTAGAGGCCGAGGTCGGTCTCGACGGTGTCGTCCCAGCGAAAGGTGACGTAGCAGTCCCCGCGATGGAGTGTTCCCTGGAGCGTGTCCAGCTCGTCCTGAGTCCACGGCGTCGTGGTGAGCCCGGTCGCGAACGTGAAGAGGTCGCCGATCAGGTCAGCGATGTCGGTGGCAGAGCCAGTCTGGTAAGCCATCAGTCGGCCTCCTTGATCGCGATGTAGGCGTAGCTGTCGTTGCGGTTGCCGTTCTGGAAGACGCGCCAGGCGGTGCCGTCCGCCTCGATGAAGCGGTCCTCGCTGGAGACGCCGCCGAAGTTGTTGCACCAGCGGCACTCGTCGATCTCCAGCAGCAGGTTCGCGCCGGTGCCGGTCGTCCGGATGACGAAGCACGGAACCAGGACGTGATCGTCGTCGTCGCCGGTCGTCAGCACGTTCGCCGTGGGCGTGCCACCGCTGCCGGTGCTCGTGGAGTTCGTGAACTGATACCAGGCGTGAGTGGTAGAGCAGAATCGGTCGATCTCCTGGCTCGGGGTCGTGAACGCGATCTGCGGGCGCTGGGTCGGCACCACGCAGCAGTCGTCGTAGGGCGAGGTCGCGCGCCGGTTGATGGTCTGGACCCACGTCCCGCCGGGAGTGAACACCCACGTCCCGCCGCCCTCAGGGAAGGTGCCGGTCACCCAGGGATCGACGATCGAGCTGTACTTGCCAGACTCGTTCTGGTTCTCCTGCGGCTCAGCGTTCGAGCCGGAGATGTAGAGCGGCTGCGGATACTCGCTCGACGTGCCGTAGCGGTTGCCCCAGCCCATGTAAGCGTGGGCGTAGACCGAGCCGACGTTCGCCGTGATGATGATCCGGTAGCTGTTGATATTCACCCACCAGTTGAAGCTGTTCTGCGAGAGCGCGAGGTAGGTGCCGTAGAAGCCCGGCGAGGCATCCTCGTGGTTGCCGGGCGACGAGTTGGCCTGCTCCTCGATGCCGAAGGAGGTGCTGAAGCCGGTGAAGCCGTGCAGCTCCCAGTTGTAGTAGTCGCCGCCGACATTGGAGAAGGTCCTCCAGCCGACGTGAATCGAGTCGGAGCCGCCGCCCTCGCCCTCGACCATGACCTCCTTCTCGGAGCCGCCGTCCCAGACGCGGTTCGCGTTCACGGTCCAGCCGAGGTCGCTCATCGTCAGGTTGATGGTCGCCGAGCTGCCGGTGCCACCGGTGACGGCGTTCGCCGTGGTCGTCGGGTTCGAGGTGTAGGATCCGGCGTTGAAGATGCGGATCCCGTCGATGACGCCGGCCGCCACGGAGGTGACCTCGATCTGCGCGGCGATCGTCGCCGTGCCGCCGGCCACGGTCAGTATGTCACCCACGACATAACCGGAGCCGCCGGAGTTGACCGCCGCCGTGGCCACGCTCTCACTCGTAGCGGCGAGGATCGTCGCCAGCGTGTCGCTGAAGTCGAGGTAGTCGGTCGACGACCCTTTGATCCAGTAGCTCATCGTCTCGCCTCTCTAAAGTTGTGACGGCCCGCGCCGAAGTCGCTGTTGCCCGCCACCACGCCGGCTCTTGCTACCAGGCGCGGGGCCGTCACGAAATTGCCTGTCGGACTACGCTCGGGTTCCGGGAGATCGTGTTGATGATGACCTCCTCGCCCTCCGTGCTGGACATCGCATCGACGACCAGGTTCGGATCGAGCACATTCACAACCTTCACGTTCATCTGCGGAGCCGCCGTCGACGGAACGGCCATCGTCGCGGCCTGCTGCTGTCCCGGCCTGGTGATGGTCACCTGCTCCCCAGGAGTGGCCCGGAACGCGACCGTCTGGCTGTCGGTGCCGCCCGAGCCGCCGACGGTGAACTGACCGCCCGTGGCGAAGCCAGGGAGCCCGAACGCGCCACCGAGGCGTTGGAAAGCCTGGGCAGCGGCGATCCGCGCGAACTGCTCCAGCACGTCGGCCGCGAACGAGCGGATCTCGAACTTGCCGGTCCTGGTAAATTCTAGCAGAGAACTGGTCGCCTGGTCAAACGTAACTTTCAGCGCCTGCCCGAGCCCGAGGATGTTCGGGTCCGATTCGGCGTCGCGCAGCTCCTTCTTCAGTTCCTTCAGGGCCGCCGTGTACTCCTCCTGGTTGATCTTGCCTTGGTCGAGGAGCACGTCCAGGGCGCGGAGAGCGTTCTGGTAGGCGATCTGCGGGCCCTTGATCTCGTTCAGGATCCGCGCCTGTTCCTCCAGGGCGTCATTCTCCTCCAGGAGCGCCGTGATCGTCGCCGCATCGCCCTCCCCGAGGGTCTGGCCGGTCTTGGCCAGCTCGGCCCTCAGCTTGTCCAGGGCGAGCGCTCGCTCGCGCTCCTTGTTCGTCAGGAAGATCAGCTCCTGCTCGCGCTGCAGCCCCTGGATCGTCTTCTCGACCAGCAGGGCCGCGTCGCGCTGTGCCGGCGACGTGGCGGCCTCTCCGCCCTCGGTCTGGATGGCGGACTGGTTGGCGGCAGCGGTTTCCCGAGCGCGCTCCAGCTGACGCTTCAGCTGGGCGTCCTCCACGCTGGAGATGATCCGATCGAGCACTCCCGTCAGGTCGTAGCTCTCCAGGCCGTCAGCGATCGTTCGGCCGAGGTTGCGGCCGATCTGGCCCACGGCGATCGGGTCGATCTGGATCAGGTCGAACGCATCCAGCGGCTCCTGGCCCAGGAACTTCCGCACGGCGTCGATGCCCTTGCGGAAGCCCTCGATCAGGCCTTGGATGAGCCCGAGCGCCTTGTTCACGAAGTCAGCGAGCAGCGTGATGATCCCCTCGAAGATGTCGCCGAAGTTCTCGTCCAGGAAGTTGAAGAGCTTCCCGAAGAGCCGTGCGATGGCGTCCGACGTCTCGGCGGCCGTCCGGACAGTCGCCACGAAGGCCAGGCCGATGACCTTGGCCACCTCGGGCGCCAGCTCGGCGATCTTGGCGAAGACCGGCGCCAGGGGCTCGATCGCCGCCTGGATCTCGGTGAAGACCGCGCTGCCGACGTCCTGCAGGAACTCCAGCGCCGGAGCCAGCCCCGTGTCGATGAACTCGGAGATCTCGACCAGCACCTGGGCGAACTTGGCGGACACGCCCGTCGCCGAGTCGAAGCCGCCGACGAGCCCGAGCACGCTGTTCTTGATCAGCTGGAAGCCCTGGCCGACGGTGATCGTGGTCTTGGCGTACTCGCCCTCCAGGAAGTCCGCCTGGTTCTTGAAGGCGTCGAGCACGATGTCGGCCGTGATCTTGCCCTCGGCGCCCAGCTTGCGCAGCTCGCCACGGGTGATGCCCAGCTCTTTCGCAATCGTATCCGCTACGAAAGGAAGGTTTTCCAGCACCGAGATCAGCTCGTCGCCGCGCAGCGCGCCGGACGCGATACCCTGGGCAAGCTGACGGAGTCCGCCGGCCGCCTCGGACGCGGTCGAACCGCCGATGATCACGGCCTTGTTCACCAGCTCGGTGAACCGCAGGACCTCGGCCTGAGAGCGGCCCAGCTCCTTCGCAGAGAGCGCGAACTTCGAGTAGGAGTCCGCCGTGGCCTCGAAGGACGACCTCGTGCGCTTGGCGATCTGGAACAGCTCATCGGTGACGGCGGCCAGGTTCTCCGTGCCGGTCGTCACGATCTTGAGCTTGTTCTGGATCACCGTGAAGGTGTCCGCCAGGCTGACGAACTGCTTGATCACGGCGGCGACAGCGAGGGCACCGAGAGCGCGCTTGAGGAGCTGGAGCGCACCCCCGGCACCCTTCGCCGATTTGCCGATGTCGTCGATCTTCCGAGAGACGACTACTGCGCCCTTCTCGTCGATCTGCAGGACTAGACGTTCAGTAGCCATCAGGCACCATCCAGGAGTTTCGCGTCGACGAAGCGCTTGCGAGCAGCGACAAGCGCAGCCGCCGTCATGCCATTCGGAGCCTTCTTCGAGCTGCCAGCATCCAGCAGACTGATATACGACAGGTTGTTCGCGATGAAGATGCCGCCCTGTCCCAGCTTGTAGTCGCTGATGACGCTGCGCCCCTCATTCAGAGCAGCACTGCGCGACGTCGACTCGGTGGTCTCGGTACGTGGGCTGCCGACGGACACCAGCCAGTTCGCACGCGCACGCCCGGTCTCCACCGGAGTCCGGAGGACGAGCACTTGGTCAGCGGCAATCGCGGCCCGGCGCACCGTTTCGAGAGTGTTCTTCTCGACGGCCTTGGCCAGGATTCGCATCCGCCTCACGAACTGGTCTGGGGTCCTCGACGTTGCCACCTACTTCTTCTCCTTCTTCGCGTAGTGGTTGAGGTACTCGTTGTCCATCACCCTCACGAAGTAGAACAGGTCGTCCATCTGCTCCTCATCGAACCCGAAGGTCAGCGCGTACTCCCTCATGGCCAGCCAGGGGATCGGTCCCGCGCCGAAGCCCGAGACTCTGCACGTGCTGAGGTCCCAGAAGGCGTCCCAGTACAGCTCCAGCCCCATCATCAGCTCGGGAGCGTTCTGGATCCGGTCTGGTAGTTGTCGCCTCTGCGCCATGCACGATTTGATGATCCTCTGCTCGACCTCGCCCTGCTCTAGCATGTAGAGCAGGACACTGGTCAGTTTCCCGAGGCTTCCTCCCTGAGCGCACTCTTGAAGAGGGCCCAGGAGCCGGCCTGGTCCTTGAGATCCGCGTACAGGTCCGGCAGGGCCTGGAGCGTCGCCAGGATGTTCTCCTCGTTGGGCTCCAGCAGGTCCCCGCCCTCGGGGCTCTCGATGCCGGGCATGAACTCGCCGTCGACCTTGGTCTCCCACGCGCGGATGACCGCCTTGGCGTAGGCCGCGCGCAGCATCTCTTCGGCCTTCTCGGCCGGCAGGGAGTCGGTGGCGATGGCACGGCGGAACGGACGGGCCAGACGTTCCAGAGCCTTCTGGAAGTCCTTGTTGGCGCCGCCGGCCCGCGCGATGCGCACGCGGAACTCGCCGTAGTCGATCCACACACCGTTCTTCTCGTCGGCCTCGTTGGTCTTGAACTGCTGGTACATGCTCATGATTTGCTCCTCTTGATTCCGAGGGCCCGAGCCGACGTCTTCTTCATCTTGCCGGTCTTCGGGTCCTTCACGAGTGGAGCCTGGCCGCGTGCGACCCGCTCCTTGTTGATGCGCTTCCGTCGCGCGAGCGCCTTCAGCGCCTTCCTACGTCCGGGCGTACTCATTTCTTCTTTCCGCCCTTACGCTTCGTCTTGCACTTCTTGGCCATGATCGTTCTCCTGTGGGGCCCCCGAAGGGGCCCCAGTCGAAGCTACTCGGCGGCGGTCGGGAGGTAGTCCCAGAACACCATGAGCAGCGTGTGGTCCAGGCTGGCGTCGATCTTGGCGCCCGTAGCAGCGTCCGTCTGCAGCGGGAGCGTGATCGCTTCGTCCTGGGCCACGTTCGGCCGACCGTCACCCAGCGTGATCAGCGGCACGTCGAGGGAGATGCCCGCGTTGTCCTTCACCAGGTGCAGGTCCAGCGTGACGTCGCTGTTGGCCCGCACGGCGTCGATGCCGGCGGTGTCGGCGAAGTAGGCGGTCAGCTCACCGGAGACCTCGAAGGTGCCAGCGGTGACCTCAAAGGCCCCGAGCTGCCCGATGGCCTTGTTGGGCGTCACGTTGTTGTTGATCGACAGCGTGATGTCCG